GGTTGGTCAGGAACCCCATCTCAACCAGTACCGCTGGCGCATAGGTATTGAGGGTCACCCGGAAGGCCGAAAACTTCGCGCCCCGGTTGGTGCGGCCGGTGTAATCCGCAACATTGGCTGCGAGGATTTGGGCAAGCCGCTGGGACTGATCCTCATAATAGTAAACCTCGGTACCGCCAGCCTTGTTGGTATCGCGGTCGTAGGAAATGCTGTTGCAGTGGAGCGAGATGAACAGGTCTGCATCCACTGTGCCCTGCATCCGGTCATTGATCGGCGGGTTCTCGTCTTCGGAGCGGGTCATCAGGACGGTCGCGCCCAGCGATTCCAACCGCTTCTGCACCGCGATGGCAGTCGCGAGGTTGATGTCCTTTTCCATCGCAGCCTTCGTCCCTGGAACCCCGACCGCGCCCGGATCGCTTCCGCCATGCCCTGCATCGACCGCAATCGTAATCCCGGCAAGTGGACGGCTCCCCTGCTGGAGGGAAGGCTTGTATTTTGCAAAGACGTTGATCCCGCCCTCTCTGCCATAGGTGATGTCATAGCCCCACAGCGTGCGGTTTCCCGACAGTTGGAAGGTCAGGTCAGCGTACCCATCCTTTTGGGAGACTGCCACCCCGCCGAACACCCGGCTGTTGGAAACCGCTGCCTTCAGCTCGGAGACCGCATCGCTGCTCATGGTGGTGTTGCACAGCCGCACAAACAGCTTTTCACTGTCCTGATAGGACCGAACCATCGGGCGTGCACTGCCGGGGAAGGAGTAGACCTCGCCGTTCCCGTCGTCGGTCGCGCCAAAAAGGGCCTGTTCCACCGACAGACGGAGCGGAACCTCCTCGGTCAACGGCTGCATCGCCTCCCGCGGGACCCAGCCGCCGGTCGACAACTCGTAAAGGTCGCCGTTGATGTCCTTTACTGTGTCAATCCCGCCCAGCTTGGCAGTATCAATAAACCTGCTGCGCTGTGCATCGCTGTAAACTACCGTAGCGTCGTTCTTGACCTGTACTGCCAGCCGGCTTCCCGACCCGGTTATGTAGACCCTGCCCTCCGACTCGAAATCGGTCTGACCATTGAGGGTGTAGACCACCTGCCCGAGGTCTTTGGTGCCGCTGACCTCGCCCGCCGTGAGCTTGGCGGTGAAGGTTGCGGGAACGCCCGCTTTAGCGGTTGCGGCGCTCTGCTCCAATGTGACCTGCCTGTTCCCGATCGACGCAGTCACGCTCGCCCCCGAAGGAGCTACACAGGAAAGCGTGATCGTTTCGCCGCTGAAGGTTGCACAGTCGTAGGCAGGCGCCATCCGGGAGATCACTGTCGTAGTTGCAGCTTCAGCGGAAGCATTCCCCCGCACGATGATAACTTCCTCACGCGCACTGCCCTGCTCGAGCACAAAGCGGTTGGTTCCCGCGTCAAGGGCGACATAAACCCCAAAGCTGCCCCGCACGCCCCGCTGCTCGACCTCCTGTCCATTGAGGGTCAGCGGCAGGCCAGGGTCGGAAGTACCAGCAATAAAATAAGCAGCATCAGTCGTCGTAATCTGCCCGCTGGGACGTGAAACCGTCAATCCCTGTGGAATCGTGAGGCTGACGTGGCCAGTAATCGCTTCAAGGTCGTTATATCCGCCCTGCGCCGCTGCCGGTGCGACCGAAACTCCCACACAAACCGCTAGCACAAGTACAAAGCTGACAAGCCGGTTTTTGATCTGTTTTTTCTGCATCTTTGGTTCCTCCCGCCCTCTGGTTTTCCAGGCTTTTTTATAGAAGTGCGGTTTTTACGCGGAATTCCTGCGCGGGTCTGGTCGAAATCTGCTGTAAAAAACGCCCGGTATACACCGAGCGTTCTATCTTTCCTCATCTCTCGGTCATACCGCAGGATTTGGCACCTTGCAAATGCAGGTTGCCGGACTTCACAGGGCCTGTCCCTCCGTCACTCTTTATAAGGTAGAAATATGAAATTTAAAATCTAAGTTTCTTCTGGAGAAAAGTTTACACCAACTTCGGTAGATTGTCAAGCGCTTTTTTCAGATGCTCAAGCTGCCTGCTGTCCCTGCTCATAGCGCAGAAGCTGGCCAATGGGTTTGTAGACGATGTATGTCACCAGACCGTTGATCCCGGCTTTGGCAAGGTTAAATGGCACGATCACCGGAAGCAGCATCGGAATGACCGCATCAATCGGGGTGCCCATGAAAATCGGGGTAAAGACCAGATTGCAGAATACCATCATAATGGTCATCGAAGCAACACCTGCCAAAATCGCTGCAACTGCCCCACCGCGAGTATGCCGCCGCTTATAAATGTTTCCGGCCAGCAGCGCAAACGAGCCTGTCGCCAGAATATGCATCACAATGCCGATCGGGCCGGACGCGGCGCTCACAGTTACCCCCTGGATCACCGAAACGGCGACGGTTAACAACAGGCCCGAAATCGGACCAAACAGAAACGTCCCGATGAAGATGGGGATGTCCGCAGGGTCATACTCCATCCAGGGTGCACTCGGGAAAAGCGGAAAATGGACGATCGAGATTAGGACGATTGAAAGTGCGGCGAGCATCGCCATTGTGGTGAGTTTTTTGGTGGATGTTTTCATGCTTGTTCCCTCCATAGAATAGAGCCTGTCGGGGAAACGAAACGCCCTTGCGGCAAAAAGCGCAAGGGCGGCAGCGTGTCGCGGGAAAACCCGGGAAAGCTACGCTGTTTCTTTCATCCGGACTATACCGTTGGTATGGGAGTTTCACCCATTCAGCCGACTTTCGCCGGGTCGCGGACTTTACCGCCAGTGGGGAATTGCACCCCGCCCTGAAACAGACCTGTTAAATTTGTTTTTATTATAGCGCGGTGTATCCCGTTTGTCAAGCGGCCTCCGCACAAGATGCAGCAATCGTAGGTTGTAATATTAAATGCGAAAGAACACGAACCCACCCGAAAGGGTGCGGAACGGTTCTATCGCATTTATTTTTTTATACCACAACCGGGCCGGGAAATCAAGTGGGGAGGATTCCACCATGAAAAAGCAAAACGAAATCCGCTATATCGTGACCGACGTTGTAAGCATTCCGGTTATCAAGTTGAACAGCAAGACAGAAGCTTATAAGCAGGCGACGAAACCCGGCTGGGGTACGGTCGAGTGGTACAGCGCGGCGGACGGCTACAAGAACCCCGTTTTCCGCGACCGCAAGGACAAGACGCAGGAATTGGCTTGCGACGAAGATAGCCACGCGGACCTCTACACGAAGAACGGCGGCTATTTCGGGATTTACCCCTATGACGAAATCGACGTTGCGAAAATGCCGAAGCAGGCGGAATGCGCGGCGATCATTCACGGCGATTCTTGCGGCTTTGACTTCTGGACGCAGGACGGAACGATCAGGATTTTTGTTACCTACGATGAAAACGGCCTGATTGACACCTACCGTTTAGGGTACGGGGACGAACGGCCGGAAGAGGGGGAAACGGAAATTTCCTTTGATGACCTGTACCAGCAACCGGAGGGGGACTATCGGGAAGAGTACCGGACCGAAATTCCCGGAACCCTTGAATATCAGCAAAAGCAGGAAGCCACGCGGGTCGAGCGGGACGCGCTGGAAGCGTCGGAGGACAGCCGGAAGGACAGGCCCGGCGCGGAAACGCTGACCGGAACGGCGGCGGCGGAAATCGGGACCGCGAAGCTGTATGCGGAAACGCGGCAGGAAGCGGGCGGCGGGGCCGGACCCCCGCCGCGGGAGAAAGAGGAACGGGGGTGAATAGCGGTGCGGCGGTATAAATACCTGACCTTTGCGGACCGGCGGCGGATTGCCGCATGGTATCAGGCAAACGAACGCCCGGCGGATATTGCAGATCGGCTGGACGTGACGACAGCGACGATCTACCGGGAATTGAAGCGCGGGGAAACCGTCGGCGACGACGGCGCGCCGGTTCTGGACCGGAACGGGCGGCGGGCATATAACCCGGTTATCGCCCAGCAGACAGTACAGGAAAATTTCAGGCGGCGGGGCCGGACCCCGGCGGAAAGCCTGCAAGGAGGTTTCGGCGGTGACACAGTTTGAAAAGATCACACAAAGCCCGGAAACGCTGGGCGCGTTCCTTGCGGCCCTGCCTGTCATGGATGGGCCGTGGGACACAGAATTTCACGCGCAGTATTGCGCCGACTGCCTTTATTTGGGGTGCGACGATTGCCCGCATGAGGAATTCAGGAACAACCCCGGCTGGTGGCTGACCCTTGAAGCCGGAAAGGAGCTGGACGCATGAAAAAGAAAATCACTTTCCCGGATTGGACCGGCCCGGCGGGACGACTTATCACCCGGAACAGGGAAAACGACCCGCGCCCCATTTGGAGGGAATACGATCAGAACCCGGAAAACGATTCCCTTTCCCTCCGTGTAACGCTGGAAATTGCCGGGGGTTCGACCCTCTTTGAAACGTTCGACAGTGAGGAAGCCCGCGCCGCGGCCTACACAGAGCGGAGCCGCCGTGAAACATGGCGGAACGCCCTTGCTTTTGCTGAACAGTTGTGGCGCGCCGCGCAACACCGCGAATATACCGTTTTGTTCATGCCGGAAAGCAAGGCGACAGGGCGGGAAAGAATTTGCATATATCAACGCTTGTCGCCCTATCCGGCGACGGGAAAGGCGGTGGAATGATGGACAAGCCGAAAGCCCTTTACCTTGTGAAGAATTCGAGCGGGTGCGCGCTTCACGTTTGGGCCGTGTCCAGCGATCAGGCAAAGCGGATTTTCTGCAAAGAATACGGGATTCGCCCCGGCGACTATTGGTGCGGCCTGTCCGCGCTGACCGCCCGGAAATTAAAGCCGGAAGAGGTCAAAGCATGGGAGGAACAGGCGGAAGCGGAGCGGGACACGCTGGTTTTTATCCGCGGAATGCTGGAGATTGGCGCGAAAGCCTACGCCGAACGGGGGCGCGCTGTATGAGCGTTTGCCGCCGGTGCGGGCAGGAAATCGAATGGATAACAACCGCCGCAGGGCGCGCGATACCGTTTGACCCTGAACCCGTGTTTGTGATTGAGGGCGACGGGCGGGACACTTTCACGACGGACGACGGCGCGCCGGTTGTGGGCCGCGTTGCCCGCCCGGAAGAGGAATCGCCGGAACTGCCCGTTGCATTTGTTCCGCATTGGAAAACGTGCGGGAGGGGGTGAGATCGTGAAACGTCAATTCTGTTTGCCCTGCTTCCTTGAATTGAAAAAGGCGGGGACGCACAATGTCCAGCGCGTCGGCGGCGGGGTCAATATGAAGATCACTTGCTGGAGGTGTAAGCGCCGCCGGTATGGGGCCGAATATGAGGTTTCCCGGAAAGTGAGGGCGGGCCGTGACAATCAGTGAAGCAAAAGCCGCATTCAAAGAGCAATGCCCGATCAGGTGCGGCGGCATTACATATCAGCATATTTCCGCGCTGATCTACCGCCGGAAGCCGGATGGTTCGGGGCTTACTCTTCAAGTTGAATTATTGGACCGCGGCGGGAATTCGGTGACGATTGCCGCGCCGGACCGAATCGAAAGAGGGACAAACAATGTCAAAATATGAATTTGTCGCCGTCGATTTCGACGGGACCGTTTGCGCCGACGCGTTCCCGGAAGTGGGAGCGCCGAACCGGGCCGTCATTGACTACGTGAAGCGGCTGGCGGCGGACGGGTCAAAGATCATTCTTTACACCAGCCGGGAGAACGGAACCCGGAAACTGCTGGACGAAGCGGTGGCGTTCTGCAAGGAACAGGGAATTCCCCTGTATGCCGTCAATGAGAATCCGGGCAACCCGCACGCCGCAAAAATCGGCTTGAAGCCCTCCGACGGGCGCAAGGTGTACGCCGATCTTTACATTGACGACAAGGCAATAAACCCGGCAGGCATTAAAACCCCGGCAGACTACAAAGAGGAACAGCGCGCCGCGGAGATTGAGGAAGCCGCGTTTGCTGTCATGGAAACGCTGGGCGACTATGCCGCGTATCTTTGGGGCGACGTGCTGGCGGCGGTTGTGTCCGCGATTTTCGCGGCAAAAATCGACGCGGCAGAAATTGAACGGGAAGAAGCGGCAAAGCGGGCGCTTTTGCTTGCGCCCGGAATGACAGTCGATCTAACAGGCGAAAACAGCGTAACGGTCAAGATTGAGGGACAGGCCGTTTCCGCCGGGTCAATTATTGTGACGGCGGCGGACATGATCGAAAACACCGGAGCGGCGGCGGAGGGCTGACAGACCCCGCCCCGCCGCCGAAAAACTGCATAGAAAAACCGCCCCGCGCCCGTTGTGCGAAAACAGGTGCGAAGCGGAATCCGCCGGTAAAAACACAGCTTATCAACCTATGGTTAAGTATAGCAGAAACCGGCGGAAAAGTCAAGGAACAACGCCGTTTTTATGCGGCGTGGCGGGCTTGTAATGGGTATTAAGATTCTGGCAAAGCCTGTCACGTTTAACACAGGAAAACAGGGTGCGGAGGTTGCGGGCCGGTCCCGCTCCATCCCCCGCCCTACTGACCCGCGTTTGCTGGAAGCACAGAACACGCCCGCTTCATCATCCAACGAAAAGAGGGTGAAGCATGGTGCGAACCTTTATCAGAGAAAAGAAGATTTTTTGCGGCGATCATTACAGGGAGGTTGATATATTCACCTATACCACAGAGCAAAAGACAGCCGCAAACCGCGGGAAGCGGTCGAAAAAGGTTCAGGAATCCGAACCGAAACAAAAGAACCTGAATGACAAGAACGCCCGCCGGTATTTCGTCCAGCTTGGAAACCTGAATTTCGGGGACGACCCGGAAGCTTTGCACGTAACGGCTACATACTCCGCGAAACATCTTCCGCGGACCGTGGAAGCCGCGGAAAAGGAAGTTTCAAACTACTTGCGCCGGGTGGCCTATGCCCGGAAGAAAGCGGGGTTGCCGCCCCTGAAATATATTCTTGTCACAGCCTACACCACGAAGCGGAACGGCGGGAAGCCGACCCGGATTCACCACCACATTGTTATGAATGGCGGGCTTGATCGTGACACCGTGGAAGAGTTGTGGCGAAAACGGAAGCGCAAGGGGCAGAAACAGGGGGACCGAATCGGATTTTGTAACGCGGACCGCCTGCAAGCTGATGAAAACGGGATTGCCGCCCTTTGCAATTACCTTGTGAAGCAGGCGGGCGGGAAAAAGCGGTGGTCCTCTTCCCATAACTTGAAGAAGCCGACCAGCCGGGCGAACGACGGAAAGTACACGCGGCGGCAGATTGAGAAATGGGCGAAAGAGAAGCCGGGCCGCGCCTTTTGGGAAAAGAAATATCCGGGGTGGACCCTGACCGACGACGATTACGGGGTTCAATACGAATACAACGAATACACGGGCTGGTCAATCTATCTGAAATTGAGGAAAAAGGAATAGAAAGAGAGGTTCAGAACATGGGAAAGCCTTACCGGGAATGCCCGCATTGCGGCGCACATTTGGACGCGGGCGAAATATGCGATTGCAGGACGGAGCGGGAGCGCCGGGCCGTTATAAAGAGGGAACCGCCCGCCCCGGTGGGCTTACGGATTTGCGAGGGGGTGAAACCGTGCGCGTCGGCCTACATGACGCGGAACAGGACTATTTGAAGCACAAAACGTTCCCGAACTATGCCTTGATGAAGATTTCAGCATATCACAAGGCGCGGGGCGATTCCGTCGAATGGTGGTCCCCTATGCTTCAATATGACCTGATCTATTCCAGCAAAGTCTTTGATTTTACGCCGGAAAGCGAATATTTGCCGCCGTCGGCGATCAGGGGCGGGACAGGCTACCCGGATATACCGATCAATCAGACATTGCCGCCGGAAATCGACGCAGCCTTTCCTGATTACAGCATATACCCCGAATGTGATTATGCTATTGGATATTTGACCCGCGGTTGCCCGAATCATTGTCCGTGGTGCGTCGTCCCCGCGAAAGAGGGCGGTATAAAGCCTTACAGGGCATGGGAACAGATCGTGCGCCCGGACACAAACAAGCTGGTTCTGATGGACAATAACATTCTTGCTTCCGAATACGGGGTTGCACAGCTTGAAAGCCTGATCGGGAGCGGGTACGCGATAGACCTAAATCAAGGCATGGACGCGCGGCTGGTAGATGAACGAATAGCGGGGATTCTTGCGCGGCTGAAATGGATTCGGTTTATCCGCTTTTCGTGCGATCAGATACCGCAGATTGAAGCTATCGAGCGGGCCGCGGAACTGCTGGAGAAGCACGGGAAAAAGCCCTATAACCTGTTTATTTATCTTCTTGTGACAAAGGACCTTGAAAACGCCGCATACCGCGTCGAACGGTTGAAGCGCCTAAAAGGTATCAGCATTTACGCACAGCCGGAACGGAACGAGCGAAAAGGCATAATTCCGAACGCGCTTCAAAAGGAATTCGCCCAGCGGTTTATTTACGGGCGGTGCTATCTGAAAGAAAGCTGGGGCGAATACCTGACCCGGCACAAAGAAAAGAGGTTGCGAACATGAACGATCAGGAACAGGAATTGCGGGAAATGTACCGCGCGGCGGCGGTTATTAAGGAAATTTGTAACCGCCGGACAGAGGACGACGCGTGCCATAAATGCCCGTTCTATGCTATGTGTTGCGCGGAACCGTATTCGTGGGAGATTCCAGAAAGCGGGGTGAATCCATGACCGACCGGGAACGGATTTTAGAGCGGATAAAGGCGGTTCAAGCTTTGGCGGAGCGGGGCGACCGCGGCGAAAAGGAAAACGCCGCCGCTATGCTTGAACGCCTGATGAAGCAATACGGAATCACTGAAACCGAACTTGCAGAGGACCGCCGGGAAATTGCGTGGTTCAGATTCAAAACCCCGCTTGAACGTCGGCTTTTGAATCAGATCATTTACACCGTGACCGGGCGCGTTGCTTATTCGTGCGTTGGAAAGTACACGAACCGCACGCGGAAAAAGCTGGGGATTGAATGCACGTCGGCGGAGCGGTTAGAAATCGAATTCAGCTTTAAATTTTACAACGCCGCCTTTGAAAAGGAACTTGACCGGTTTTATTCGGCTTTCCTGAACAAAAATCACATATTCCCGGAAAATGTGATCGACGAAGTGCCGGACACCGGGGAAATCGACCTTGAAGAAGCCCAGCGACTTTCGATGATGATGGCAGGCATGGAGGAACACGCACGCCGGAAAGCGTTAGAAAGCGGGGCGGGCGCATGAACAAAACGGAACATATGCGAAAGCGCTTTGCCCGGCAAAGCGAACTTTTGCGGGAGCGATTCAAGGGACTAAAACGCGACCCGGATATTTGGAATCTTGAATACATGATAACAGAAATCGGGTACGGTTCGTTTGCATGGCGGAGCGGTCAAATTAGGACATTGCGCCGGGCAATCCGCGCTTTGGAGCGGGAGAACAAGGAAAGGGGCGATCAGTAATGCAGATCGACCAGCGGCGCGCGGCCTTGCGGTATCGAAACAAGGTGAACAACGCGCAAGGGCATTTTTTCGAGGACTACATAAAAGCCGGGTGCGCCCTGTACTCCGAGCGGGGCCGGGCGGAGATTGACAAAACGCCTGAACCGTTCCGCGTAACGGAAAAATACAGCAACGGGATTTTCAAGGGCAGATTCACGGCACACGCCCAGCCGGACTTTCAAGGGACCCTTGACGGCGGGCGGTCAATCGTGTTTGAAGCGAAATACACGACCACGGACCGCATGAAGCGGGACGCGCTGACACCTGTTCAGCAGAAAACGCTGGAAAGCCACCACAGACGCGGCGCGCTTTCGGCGGTATGCGTTGGAATCGGCGACAAATTCTTTTTTGTCCCGTGGCTTTTGTGGCGGGGGATGAAAAACATAATCG